TCAAATGGCTCAAAGAAATCGGCATCCAAGCCAAAAGAGTACCGCTCAGTGGTGCGCTCGGAGGAGAATACTCAGGTGACATCCACCTTGAAGTCAACGGACGAAAGCTGGTGGGTGAAGTAAAGTACAGAGATAAGTCTAATTTCCCTAGCCCTTTCAAAGTATTAGAAGGCAGAGACATTGCCTTTTATAAGAGGAGAACAGGTACTCCTCAAACCCTAGTCATCATGAGTGGTGATCAATTCAAACAACTAATGGAGTTAAGCAATGACACAAATGAATTCAGTTCTTAATCATTTAAAAGATCATAATCACATCAACACATGGATAGCATTTACTGAATACAAATGCACTAGACTAGCTGATGTAATCTTTAAATTAAAAAAGAAAGGTGTAGTGATTGATACAGAAATGAAATACAATGAAAAAACTAAAACAAAATGGGCTCAATATAACCTTATATCTTTAGGTTTAAAAGCTTGAGTTAAACGTATCCTAACTAGGAATGGAGGAACCTAGCTAGGATACTTATGAACATAAACAGGGAGGAAATATGTTCACCACTAGATTAGCTGAAAGTATATGGACAAAGCAAGTAAGAAATCCTAGTGGCAAACTAATTCTTCTTGCACTAGCTAGGTATGCTAACAAAGAATGTATATGTTGGCCTAGTATTGAAACATTATCTGGCGATACTGGTATATCAGAACGTCAGATCATGCGGATAATAAAAGACCTCGAAAAAGATAACCTGCTGCTTGTTAAGAGAGCAGGTTGGAACAAACCTAATGTCTATAAGTTTACATATAGTGACACCATGTCACCCGAACCAAGTATAGATTATTATAATATAGTTAATGGTTAGAGTGACACCATGTCACCATACAAGGAGTACCAATGGAAGACATCAAGAAACACAGAGAGTGGATTGTAATACAAGTAGCTGCACTGCGTGCTAAATTCTATGCACCTAGATTAGAGCCAGCAGTTAACAAAGCTTACATGATTTCGTGGGCTGACACACTACAAGTGTACAGCAAGCAGGAAATCACAGACGCAATGGCTGCTCATGTACGCGAGAGTCCACGCATAACGCCCAACGAGGGCATGATTAGAGAATTAATAATACAACACAGGCCAAGAGCAAAAGCACCACCTCAGAAGCCAGTAGAAGAGAAGCCCAAACTTAGCGTAGAAGAACGCAGAAGAATATCAGCAGATGTAATGTCTACATTCCAACGTGTAGTAAAAAAACCTTGAGGTCAGTTGGCAAATATAGTATGATCTTAGTACAAAATGGAGGAAGTAATGAAGAGAATAGGATTCATTGGAGGATCTGACGCTGTAAAAATTATGAATGGCGATTGGATAGAACTTTGGGAAATCAAAACAGGTAGAATAGAGTCGCCTGATCTTAGTAAAAACTTAGCAGTACAGATGGGTATACTTACCGAGGACTTTAACATTAGTTGGTTCGAGCAAGAGTATCAAAAAAATGTTACAAGCAATCAATATGAAATACTTATGGGTGGTACAGATACTATGCCACCAATTAAAGGTAAACTAGATGGTCTTGTAGGTAGCAATGACATTATAGAATGCAAACATACTAATGCATTTAATAATATGGAAAAGGTTATCTCATATTACATGCCGCAAATGCAGTTATATATGTATCTTAAAAGTGCTAGTGGTTGTTACCTGTCTGTATTCTTTGGCAATAGTAAGTGGGAGTGTGTGTATATTTCACATGATGGTAAGTACATAGCAAAATTGCTTGAAGTTATTAAAGAGTTTTGGAGTTATGTACAAAGCGATACAGAGCCACCGCATACAACAGATGTAATATTAAAACACGATAGCATACCAGTAGACAACATGGTAAAACGTGACGCTAACTTAGACAACGAGTTCATGTCTGTAGCACACGACTACATCGAGCATCAAGGTAGCGCAAAGATGTTTGACAATGCTAAGAAAAGTTTAAAACAAATGGTTGGTCATAACGAAAGGGAAGTATACTGCGACCGACTAACAATCAGGCGCAACAAACGTGGCGCATTAACAGTTCATGTAAAGGAGGAAACATCATGACTAAAGAAATAGATGAAGCAAAAAAAAATATAAAAGAAGCAAGGATAGCTTTAAACAAAGCACAAAAAGAAATGGGCAAGGCGTTGAAGAACGCCACCAACCCACACTTTAGAAGTAGCTATGCAGATTTACAATCTGTTGTCGAAGCAGTAATGCCAGCGTTCTTAGCTAATGGGTTTGCAGTTACGCAACCTAATGGAGCAGATGATTTAGGTGATTATGTACAAACTAATTTATTACACATAAATGGTTCTTCATTTAGGTCTAGAGTTTACCTACGATTAGGTAAGCAAGATATGCAAGGGTATGGTTCAGCTACTACCTACGCTAGACGCTATGGTTTGCTAGGTATGGCAGGTGTAGCACCAGAAGATGATGATGGTAATGCAGCAGTTGCCTCGTCTAAAAATAAATCAACACAATCCAAAGGGGAATTTTTTACATGAGTGACTATGATAACACCAACACAGGTGCAGCCTTCAAACCTTTTGATAACATGAAGTTAATACTGCAAGGTAAACTAAACCTTGAAGGTAATGACAGAGATATAGTTCTAGTTACTGACACAACTAAGTCAGGCAAAAGAATTATTAAAGCGTATCAAAAGCTAGGTGTAATGTTTGAGAATGATAGCGACAATGAGAAAGCACCTAGTTACAGTGGCTCTCTTGATGACTACGCTACAAACAAAGACATGCAGATAGCAGGTTGGAAGCGAGACAAAGATGGCAGCGCTTATATTTCTATGAAAGTATCAGAGAAATACAGTGACACACCTAATGTTAACCAATCTTTAGACGAACAATTAGGTGACGACATACCATTTTAATTTGTCGTGGGTTTTTAAGTACCTACTTAAGTACCCATATAACAGGAGCGGTGGCCCACCCAAAGGGCAAGCCGCTCCGTATTGGAGGAAACAATGAAAACAATATACTCAAATGAATTACTAACCGAAATACACAAGCTATCAGTTTGGTGGGTAAATAAAGAAGTAGCTAGGTATTTAAAGCTAACTGAAGGACAGGTGCGTTATGCTTTATATAAATTAGAACCTAATCCATTAATTCCAGAAAGACAGAAAACATTATTTGTTCCTGAGCAAGCTGAACAAAAAGTTACTCACACTGAAAGCCTTCTAAATTTTTTTGGAGGTGGAGATTAAATGACTTCTTCTCAACAAATAATTGACAGACTCAAACGAGTAGCTAGTATTATACAGCTAGATGCTCTTGAAAAAAATAGAACAGGGGTTAGAAACAGAGGTGATGAGCTGCTTGCTTTGATCATATTGCTGGAGGATAAATTAAATGAAAGCAACACAACAAAAATTTAAAATATCAATTGAGCAAGAAATACTCTATGGCAAGCTACTTAAAGAATCAGCTATTGCTATGGGTCAAGTAGGTAGGTTGCCAGAGTTTAAAGTCTATCAAGCAACAGACAAATTAAACAATCAGAAAGCACAAGCGTATCAGATAATAAAAAATGCTGGTATAATAAATGCTTTACAATTAGCAGAAAAAATGAACTTATCTAAACCTGATCATGCTAGAAATATTATTCAAAAATTAATTAGAGATAATAAAGTTGAAAGAGTTAAAAGAATCATAAGAGATTTCTATCCATACTCAGGGTATAAGATAAAACAATGACTGACCTTACAATAGAAAAATTTTTAAGACGAATGGATAAAGCCAATGTAGCTAACAATGGCTTTCCATACGACAGAGTAATAACAAGCGACAAGTTCTTAGTTAAGTTAGGTAGAGAAGTAGGTGACTTAGTTAACCTAGTTCTTATACTTAATGATGAGTTAGAAAGAATAAGAAAAAATTCTATTGATATTTAAATTCTTCTCTTACCTTAATACACTGGCAGTCTATAAAAAATAAATCACCATCTTTTTTTTCAATAGCATTAGCCATAGAATACACAGCAGTCTTAATGTTAACTTCACATTTCTCTCTGCTTGCTTCAGCTACAGGTGGAACCCAAGCACGACACATCTCACCAGTAGCAAACGTAGCACAATACACCATAGCCATAATCCACATTATAAACAAACCTTTATACGACTAACTTCACCCTCTTGTTTATGATATGTAATGCCCTGCATCTGTGACCTGCTGCTGTAAGCATGGCTAGAAGCATAGGAGTCTTTACCTGTTACAGCTCTGAGTTGCTCAACAAGTACGCCACCTATCTCACGCATCATTGTGTGGTGTAGGTGTCCAGTAAAATAAAATCTATGTTTAGTTCTGCCCCATATCTCAGGCCAAGCATCAGCCATATGCAACACAAGCCTATCTGCTTTTGCTTTGTCTCCGTGGTGCGCGGCAATCATGACACTTCCAAACTCATGCACGAAGAAATCAGCAGCGGTTTGTTCCACAGTCACTCTAGTATTATTTTTGTAACGCTCTGCCATTGCAAACATCACAGCCAAATAAGAAGTCTCGTTGTGATTACCACGCAATACCCTGCATATAACTTGCTCATGTTTTTGCAACGCACAATCAATCGCAGATGCCAACGCAGATATTGCACACCTCAGTGCATAAAAAAATCTTTCAGATACATCGAGCGGATGTTTACTTCTAGGAGTTTGTGCGTTGTTATCATCAGCGTGAGTTAAATCACCAACATCTAATATCAAAGCGTACTTAGAATTAGGTGAGCTAGATACACACTTAGCCATACCAGTTTTAATTCTATCTACTGCAATGTCAGAGTTATACTCAGCACCTGTTTCTTCAGCGTGCGCTCTCATGCCTATGTGTGCATCAGCTATAGGGTAGAGTGTAAGTAAGTTGTCCTCAGAAAATCCTGGGGATTTTATTATTGGGCAAAGAACAATGCCATTAATTATATCTCGTATTGATTCCGCTATATCATTGGTATCAATCTTATCTATTTCATTTCTAAAATATAAACTAACATCATCAGTCTTAATCCAGCCAGAGTGTACAGCATTTATGTTAGCCATACCTGTTTCAGTCATGGCATACTTAATACCATCATCAGCTTCTTCATATTTTTTTGCTGAATTAATTCTGTGTCTTAAAGCAGACCGACTAATACCTAAAGCCTTTGCCGCTTTGACTTGACTTCCGTATTTAACAACAGCATCGAGTGCTTCTTGTTGTTTTGATGTCACTTACGTTCCTTACAAATACACTTGTCTATACAAGCACATGTGTCTTTGCATATACATTTACCATTACATTTGCAAGTCATGCTAATTTCCTACCAATGGATTGTTAAGTGCCTTCATAATTTTATTGTCTAAATTAGTTTCAAGTGTATCTATTTTTTCATCAAGCCTATCTACCTTTGCATCAATTCTAATTTCAAATGCACTGATAATATCTCTGATTGTTTTAACATTAGCTGCGCTTGCAGTGTTAACATCCTCAACTGACTTCCTATTGCGCTGCTCTTGTTTATCTAGGTTATCTGTTTGTTTATCTAACTGTGACTCAACAGAAATTTCTACATCTTTTAATTCAGTAGCTTGTTTATCTAGCTGGGATTCTAGCTGTGAGTTAATCAAAGTCATATCTTCTTTTAGCTCCATCTTTAAATCATACACATCTGTTTGTAGTGTAGCTACAATATCTTTAATACCATTAACCTGCTCCCTAACTACTTGGTTCATTAAATCATCAGCTTCTTTTAGATTGTTAAACTCAGTAGCTATAACCTCTAACTCATTGTGTACCATAGTAATGTGGTTATCTATGTGGCTAAGATCAGGACTAACAAACTTAGCTATCTTAGATTCCATGTTAAGATAGCGTTGGTAAACTTCAAAGCCACCCCACAAACCACCAATCAATGTACCAAGCAGCGGAACAATAAGTAATAACTTTGAGCCACCTACTTTAATTCCCTTGTATTCTACTTCTGCCATGTGACTCTCCTATCGTACTGAGTATTTATTAATCTATCCATCTTAGCATTGCTTCCACCAAACATAACAAAGGAAGCCAAACCATTATCTAAAATCTCTGTGTCTTTAATTGTTGTGGTAGGAAAGAACCCTTGAGTATCCTGTATTACTTGCTGATCATCAAAGAAAGACTTAGTGTTACCTAGAACTTGCATTACTAATAGGGTTTTAATCTGGTTAGTATTATCATACTTACCTTTGTCACCCATCTTAGTTAGAATTTTTTTGGCGGCTGTCTGTTGTTTATCTTTTACAGTGTTACTCTTTTCCACTTTAGCGTCCTGCTTAGAATCTTGGTCTTCGCTCTTTGTTTCTTCCTGATTTTCTTCTGGTTCTTTGTTAGGTTCTGGCTCTTCTTGTTTAGTTTCTTTTTGTACATTCTCTACCGTTTCCTCTGGCTCTGGTTCAGATTCTGGTTGCGGCTCAGCTTTTGGTTTAGGTTCTAGCTTAACCTCTGCAACCTCCACCTCTTCTACTTCCATAGAGACTTCAACAACTTCTATCTCTACCTCTGCTTCTACAGTGTCAAAGCTTTCCACTTCTGGTACATCAAATTCTTCTATGCTTACATCTATTTCAAGCTCAACACTTTCATAGTTAACCTCTACATCTGGTAAGTCTATAGGTATTATTTCTATCTCACCTTCTGGTGTGACAGTAATGTCATTGTTATCTAGTATGTTTTCTATTACCTCAATGACTGTATCATCTATTGTAACATCAAGAGCTACAAACAATTCCATTGTAGTTACATGGTAATCAATAATAGTTTGGATAGCATTGTAGATAACATTAATACTTACGTTATCAAACAAAACATAATCTACATTTATACCTAGATTTCTACCACCAATCTCAACAGTCATAGAAGTTAAACCACCTGAGAAATCAAACCCACCAGTATATGTTTGAAACCCTGACTCAACACCACTAGCTGAGAGTATATCAGTACCAGAGAAAGCAACACCATCTTCATTGTTACCTGTGATGTGTATGTAAACACTATCTTCTTTATCGTTCTTATCTACATCTATAGAGTAGGTAGTTCTGCCTCCCTTAGTTACAGGATTAGTAAGACTACTAGGAGGAGTAATGGTTTGGACATAAGTAGTACCAACATTTTCGACACCTTGCTTTGTTGTGAATGACCCTGTTCCGTTTATACCAGCACACCTGCCTGAGTCTTCTATGCCCCTACAAGCTTCACCAGTGGGCATACTAGCTGGCCCTTGCCCACCCCAGTCCTGATCCATATCGCCCTCGTACCGCTCTTGTACGAACTCTGAGTCACTATGAAGTATATCACCACTGTCAACATTAGTTACTATTGTAGTTTCTACTGTCTCAGTAGTAGTAATAATAGTAGTAACACCATCAGGTTCTTGGATAACCTCTTCCTCGATTAGAGTATCTATTATAACAGAAGTTTCTGATGGAGTGCATAACCCAACAACCCCTGATGGGCATGGATCTATAGCAACCTCATTACTATCTGCTAGCAGTGGGCTAGCTAAGAAAAGTAATGGGATTAACTGTTTCATTTTTTTGGATTAAATAATTTTTTAAAGAACTCTTTAGCTTTTTTTCTACCTTCTTCTTGTGCGCGTAAAAGCTCTTGCTGTTCTCTTTCTAACTCTGCTGCTCTTTTTATTCTAAGTCTTGCCCTCTGTTCTTTAGCTAAAATAACTTTCATTTCAGCACCATCTGGTATTTGAGCTACATCATTCTCCCATGCTTCTTTAGCATCAAGCCCAATCAACCCTTTGTATGGAGGAAAAGTACCAGCAAACCACATAGCATCAAACACTCTTGGGTCTTGTGATAATAATGCAACACTAGCTACTTTCATACCCATGCCATAGAGTGACCTAGCTAGTTTTATTCTTTCACAGTTTACATCTACTGTTGTTTGCCCAGAACTAATTCCAATCCTTAAAGATTGCACAGAGCCAGAGTAACCAGACCTACATATGTCAGAGTTATTAACTACAACACTAGGTGAATTAGCAGTAGGTGGTGTTTTATCTACTGAAGTAACTACTGTTGATGTAACAGTATTAGTGTCAGCGGCATATGCTAAAGGAACTAACACTATTAAAAATAATAGTGATACAAATACCCAACTTATTACTAAAAAACTTTTTTTCATTAGGATGCAGTGTAACCTTTACCTGCTGTAATAGCATTGGTAGTTGCTGTCATAGACTCGCTACCCCAGTCTGACTTAGCTTTCATTAGCTCAAGGTGTGCTACATTTCTGTCTACACAGTCTTGTCTTTCTTCTTTTGCTTCACCAGCCATACTATCACCAGCTATTACCGCAGTAATAAGGTCTATTGAGTGACCCATTGCTG